AGTAGTAGAACCAGAACCAGAACAAGTAGTAGAACCAGAACCAGAACAAGAACAAGTTTCAGAACAAGTAGTAGAACCAGAACAAGAACAAGTAGTAGAACCAGAACAAGAACAAGTAGTAGAACCAGAACCAGTAGTAGAAGAACAACAAGAATCATCGGATGAAGAGGAAGAAGAGGTAGAAGAAGATGTAAGAAATATCGATGGTATGAAATTAAATAAACCCTATTATTTTCAAACACTTATAGAAAAAAAAGATCCTATTTTAATTTTAAAAGAAGATACACCAGAGTTTAATGCCTATTCTAGAACATGTAGGTCAGATATGAGGAGACAACCTGTTATTCTAACAGATGGACAATTAGAAAAAATAAATAAAGAACATCCAGGCTTTTTAAAAGACGAAGATGTTATCAAATATGGTTCAAATCCTAAAAATAAATTTAGCTATATTTGTCCTCGTTATTGGTGTTTAAAAACTAATACAGTCGTTGACCCTTCCGAATTAAAAGAAGTAACTGGTAAAGATGGTAAAAAAGAATTAATGCACCCCACATGTGGTAAAGTACTACCAAAAGGTGAAAAAGCAGTAAAACCAGGTTATTATATATATGAATTTTATGGCGAAGATGAAAAAAGATATCCCGGTTTTCAAACAGATAAACACCCTGATGGTTATTGTCTACCCTGTTGCTTTGATAAATACAACACAGAGGGTAGAATAAAAGCAAAACAAAAATGTTACGGTGAAGATAAAAAAGAAGAAAAAGGTACAAAACAAGAAGCAGAACCACCACAAGACGAGGATGAATATATAAAAGGTCCTGATAAATTTCCTCTACAACAGGGACGATGGGGTTATTTACCTGTTCAAATTCAAAAAATGCTTCATGAAGTAAATGCTGACTGCCAAATTAGTAAAACAAATACGAATATAAAACCTAATCATCCTTGCCTCTTACGTCATGGTATTGAAGTCAACAATAAACAATCTTTTATTGCTTGCATTTCGGATGCTATCTTTTTTGGTAAGAGAAATATGGGAGATAAAATTGCAAAAATTTTGTCTATAAAAGAAATGAGAGAAAGAATTATAAAATCACTTACAATTGACACCTTTATTAAATACCAAAATGGCAATTTAGTTTTAAACTTTTATGATTTGGATAAAAAAGTAGACATTAATAAATATAACAATAGTAAATTATTTTCAAAATTAAATTTGGACAAAAAGGAGGATAAAATTTATTTTACAAAAGTTGTCTCTGCTATTGAAAACTTTATTGAATTCTTAAGTGATGATGACGCTATTATTGATCATACTTATTTATGGGATTTAATCAGTATGCCTAATAAATACTTATTCCCAAATGGTGTCAATTTGGTTATTTTACAGTTACCGAATGATGACATTACAAATAACGTGCAAATTTTATGTCCAACCAATCATTATTCAACCGTATTTTATGAAGCAAGAAAACCCACTATTATTTTACTGAAAGAAGACGGATATTACGAACCCATTTATTCTTATACGAATGAAAATAAAAAAATAATAATTGCAAAAGAATTTAAAGAATATGACCCAAATTTGTCAAAAACAATCAAATCCGTATTAAATGAAATTATAAAGCCCTCTTTAAATGCGATGTGTCATCCTTTTGATAGCATGCCAAATGTTTACAAAGCTAAACGAGCAGTACTCCTGTATGACCTTGTTCAAAAATTAGATAAATACGATTATACCGTATTGAAAATGGTTATGAATTTCAATAATAAAGTAATAGGTGTTTTGGCAAAAGAACCTGAACCATCCGAAACAACATGTTTTGTTCCCTGCTACCCTTCCGCTTTAGATGAAAATTTAAAAAGTGATATTGATTTTGTTTTTATGAATGACAATAATCTATGGAATACTTATGACAAAACTGTTGCGTTTTTAACCAAATTAGAAAAAAGAAGCAAAAAGAAAAAAATAGCAGCAGATATTCCATGCAAACCCGTTTTTAAAATTATAGAAGATGAATTGGTGGTAGGAATATTAACTGAAACAAATCAATTTATTCAAATATCTAATCCACTACCAGAAGTAGATATAACCAATAATATACTTCCATCCATTAAAAATGATAATTATGTTACAAATGTAAAGGGATCACCTCAATCAATTGATATTCCAGTAGAGACAGAAATAGATGTAGATGAAGAAAGAGTTGATTTTATCAAAAAAATCAAATTAGAAACTGGATTTTTTAACGTATTTAGAAACACAATTCGAATTCTAATAAATAATTATGAAAATATTAAAATAAGAGAGCAAATAGAGAATGAATTATTTAAAGAATACATATTGTATTCCGAAAAATTACGTACTATCAATAAACTTTTAAGAGAACTAGTAAACAATACAATTCAATTTATTGGCGATGACAATTATTATAAATTAATAAATGAAATTTCTACATGCGTTGTTAAAGACCAAGAAAGTTGCAAGTCTACACCAAACTTATGTACCGTTAGTGAAAATGGTAAATGTAACTTAATACTTCCTAAAAAAAATTTAATTAGCGGCAAGATGAATGAGCAAATATATTATGGAAGAATATCTGATGAATTGATTCGATACAATAGAATCAAGTCATTCATGTTTCAGCCTCAAACCTTTTTGTCTTTTGGCAATATTGGCTATAATCTAAGAGAGAATGAAGTTATATTGATACAATCATTATTGACACAAGAGTATTTTGAAACGTTAATTCCGTCTGTTACAAATAAATATATAAAACATAATTCTTATGATGAAACACAACCTATAATAACACAAATGTATGAAAATAGCATCTCGACTTTAAATAATGAAAATGAAAAAGAATGCGAAACAAAAATAAAAGAACATATTACATCTACAATCTGGAAAATTTGCTTCCCAGTAAATTTTAAAGAAATTGAATACAACAAGTTAAAAATCTGTACATTTAAAATTATTATTGATCTAATAGAGAGAAAAACAGGAACAAAAAGAACCATTAACAATATTAAAAATGAATTATATGATGAATACAAACAATTTTTACCTAATCATAAAGATAAAATAGTAGATATACTTATTATTGAAGGGAAAAAAACTTTAGGTGACCAAGTTCGTAGTGACACTTTATCTTTTGCTAGCTTTATTTATACCGACAATTATTTTTTAACCCCTTTAGATTTGTGGTTGTTAATAAACAAATATAATATTCCAACTATATTTATATCACAGACATTTATTTTACAAACAAAATATACCAAGCATGAGTTTGTGTGTTATGGTAATGAGGATGACAAATTTGCATTCATTTTATTGCCTGGACTAAGGGCTGAAAATGTACCTAGTTACAAATTAATTCAATCGAATGAAGGTGAAGTATTTATTTCTCTCCATAATTTGAATGAAGATTGTCTTGATAAAATAAGAGAATCCATAAATAATAAAATATCAATTGAAGATTATTTAAATGAATTTGTAAAACCTTTGAAAACAAATTATGAAAAAAAGAAACCGAAGCATTTGATAGAAACTGAAAACAAAAAAGAGAAAAAGGGAGTTAATAAATTACAAAAAAAACTCATTATCGATGAAACTCCTATATCAAGCGAAGAATTTATTATGGAACCGGTAAAACAAACAAAAAAACGTGTTGCATTAAAAGGTAATAAAACTAGAAAAACTGCAAAAAAGACATTAATAGTAGAATCAAGTAGTGAAAATTAACTTACAGAATCTACTTCATCATAATCGTCTTCATCCTCATTTTCATTTTCATGTATTAATTCATTTTCTATATTATCAATTAATATTACTTCATTATTTACATAATATACTTTTTCATAGTAATTTAAATGGTCTTCAAGATATTTTCTAGTACTTTTATCTGTAAATGATTTATGATAGTCATCAAATTCTATTATTTTTCCAACAATTTTTTTTTGAAAATTTTGGGTAGTTTCCATTTTAATTTTTATTTTTTTTCTACCGAATTGAGGGTTAAAATTATTAAACATTAATAATAAATGTTTCAAATATAATTTTGCTTCTATTTTTTCATAAAAAAGTAGGGAATAATTTGAAACAACAAATATCAATAAATAAGGTCTCATTATTTTAATTAATCTGTCTTTCGGAAATTCTTTGTCGATGACAATTTTATTTATTAGATTTGTTTTTATACAACTACTGTTAAAATCTTCTATCATATTATTTATTTCTTGAATTATTATATTTGTTGGTGATTTGTATACATAATTTTTTATAGAATAATCACGTAATATATATTCATGTTTTCGTTTAAAAACAGATAAATTAAAGTTGCAACTAAAAAAATGAAATAATAATTCTGGTTTCAAATTTGTTTGAAATTTTATAAATAAATATATGTTATAAAGTATAGATTTTGTAAAGGGTAAATTATTATAAGGATTTTTTATGCATAATGGCTCTGCAAAAAATTCGTAATTATTCGTTAAAGAAGTATTTATTATATTTATTATATCATTTGATGTAAACAAATACTTTGCATTTTTATGAAAAATACACAGCACGCCTTTTTGGTTTTCGTTTATTCTATTTAACCCCATATCATTATCAACTACTATTTTTGCCTTTTTATATTTATATAGAAATGCAAATCTATTTAGTGCATTATACGTTTGTTGAATTTTACAAAAATACTGAATAAATTCTTCTTTTTTTTCATATTTATCTTGTAAAAAAAAATTTTGTAAAGAATCATTTAAAAAGTTAAATTTTCTTTGCACAGTAATATCTTTATTCATAAACTCCTTAAATAGTACTTTGTATACTATGTTTACTGTATCAGTTTTGTCATAATTATAAGAAAAAATATTATTTTCTGTTTTAATTATTTTTTGTATAATTAATTTAAATGTGGTCATAAATAAATACTAGAAATTATATTTAATATAATAAATGTATATTAATATATTAAATTTATAATTATTTTTTTCAATTAAAATCCTGGATTGTAACTATTGTCCTTACCCAAGTCTTCCGTTTTGATTGTCACTACATTATTTTGTATAGTAATTTTATTGATTCCACAAGGGTCTTCTGGATTTTCTACAGCACCAAAGAATTTTTCAATTTCTTCCTCTGGATTTACCATTTTGTATTCACTTGTGGCCTCCAACTTTTGCATCTCTTCAATATCCAAAACCACTTGGAAAGCACTTGTTCCAAAGAATCCTTCTTGACCACACATTACATTTGCTGAAACACCTCTCAAAGTATCCAATTCAGCATGTCTGGCTGCTTTCAAAAACATTTCTGGTGTCTCTTCAAAAGATGCTTTAGCTATAGGCCCAATATTATCGTTATTAATTCCGTGTCTGAATATGGATATTAATTTGTTTGTAAATGTCATTCTGTCTACAAGAACACTATAGTTGTGATAATTGATATAAGTTCCATCAAATTCTACTACATCTACCAACTCATTATAAATTGTCTGTCTAGCAGCTTCTATTCCTAGAATATTATAAATTTCTACAATATCATTACTGAAGGTCCTGGTGGTGTCAATAAAATCTAGTCCTAACACATCTAATAGGTTTGTTCCAATAGTATCTAACACCCATATTTCTTGTTTTTTGTACAAACCATTACTTTCTATCATATTGTCTAAAATTTTTCGAAGAATTACTTTATTTATACCTTTGATACCACGTAGTACTACATTTTGTAGAAGTTGTTCTTGGAAATTTTTCAAGATATAAATTTGGTCTGATTGATCAAGTGGTTTTACTTTGTTTTTGTTTTGTCCTCCTCTGCTTGTTCCAGATTTGATTACTTCATTCATGCGAATACGGAATATTAACTTGTCTGAATTAAAGTCAGAATAGACGCATGATATTTGATCACTATAACAATTATTTAATGTAAAGTTCACATCATCCATCGTAATGTTTTTCTCAAGCATGACTTCAGGGTCCATCTCTATTCTAATGATCCATTTGGATTTTTCATTTTCGTCATTTTGCAAAGATGTTTCTGAACATTCGGCAAACATATTTTCGTAAGACTTGAACTGTTGGATTAATTCTTTATCTTCACTAATGAGTGTGTTCAGGTCGTCTGGGTCAAAGCAAATTTGAATCGATTTTACAATTTCTTCCAAGCGGGTATGTTCCAACATGTACATAATAGAGCGTGCTTTTTCCTTTTGTGTTTCATCTTCAGGTTTCAAGTAGATACTTAATGATGGATTTTTAATTTCGCTCGATAAAGACAAAATTTCTTCGATTCTTGGCACACCACGCGTGACGTTAGATTTGGAAGCAACACCGGCGAAATGGAAAGTATTTAATGTATTATGAATTATCACACCATTATCCGTCATAAAAGTTTCATTCCCTGGAATTGTAAAATCATACACATAATTTTTTTGATCGGGGGTATAATATTCGATTTTAATGATTTCATCCCAAATAACTCCTGAAGTAATAGCTTGTTCAATTATTTTTAATTCTTTTTCTATTAAATGAGCATTTACATGATTTTTAAAGGTGTCAAAATATTTTTCAAGCGTTCTTCTGCCAATACTGTCTTTGGATTTCCAAAAACCATATGTTCTACTTTGTCCTGGTAGTGCGAGTGTTTTTCCACAATAAGCAATTATTTCTCCCAAACCATTAATCTTATCAATTTGCTCAGATAGAAACTTGATATCATTTCTTTCTAAATATTTAACCATATTTATTAATTTATCTTGATGTAAAACAGAGCCGATCGACTCCATGTATTGCTTTGCATATTTAGAACTAATATTTAAATGATATAATGGTTGGCTATTTTTATTTTCTTGTTTAATACAACCAAAGATATCAAAATAGTTTAAAATTAATGCAAGATCTTTTATTAATTGTTCACTTCTACTGCAGCAACGTATTTGATGATGTTTACTATCACTTTGAAAATTTCCGTCTCCGTCAAAATATCCCTTAAATAGAGCACTCTTAAATTCTTTTGGTGCTGTAAATGCAAAATCAGGCACTTTTTTCACAAAACTACCATTTCCACAAGTGTTTAATAATAAATGTGCTAGAAATGGTGAATTGAATTTTGTCGTAATAGTCTTTCCATATTGACTTTGTTTTTCACATACACGACAATTCTTTCCAAAAAGTTCTGCAATCTTTTTTGTTTTTTCAATATAATAATCTGAAATATTTGTAATTGAAATTTCATTATAATTCAAACATCCTTCTGCTAAGTAAGCCCCAATAAACCATCCAAAAAGCTCATCCAATTTGATTGTTGTATTTTCATAAGTAATTTCCGTAATAATAAAACTATCTTCAATATGTTTGCAAATAGGAATTCTCATACCTTCACTCATGTTAGCACCAACAATTGGAACAACTTCATTAGTAGAACGAACTAAATGTGAATGACTTGTTGTTGTTTCGACTGTTCTACCACTTTTTGTTGTAATTTTCATCATTTGTCCATTTACTGGATGTCTACTAATATGTGATATCTTATTCCAATTTGTTTTTTCATTTTTTGAAACACCAATTATATAATATTCGTATTCACTATTTTCTAAAAGTGTTTCCACACTATTTTCATGTCCAGTATTAAATGTTACATTTGGGTTGTTTTTAATAATTTCATCACAAAACTCACCTACTATAATAGATGTCATCTTAACTTCATTTGTTTTTTTATTTCTTGCAATTATTTTGTGTTGAGCATTATATGGTTCAGACATTTGTGTCGACACCTCGCCAATACTTTGACCGGCAATCATTCCCACCATTTCACCAGGCGTAACAATTGCCTTTTTATAATTGAGTATGATTGTTTCTAACAATAGAGTAAGAGCATCTTTATTGAATCTTTTTATAATCAATAGATCTTTTGGCGACAAATAATAATAGAAGAGAACCTTGAATAGATTTGTAGGTGGGGTATAATGTAGCATCTCCAATTTGCTGTAACAATTTTCAATCATTTCAAGTGCTTCCATAGGAGTAATGTCTACTAATGAGGAAATTGTAATACCACACTGGCCTTGAATATTGCTGATAATATAAGTAAACGCTACAGGACAATTCACTATACTATCACTTTTGTTTTTAAACACTTTTTTAATAATTTCTTCTCTATAGTGAATCATCATCTCAATATATTCATCTGTCTTTTTCATAAATTCTGTATTTTGTCTTCTATGTCTCGCCATCGTATTTTTCAAAAGAATATTGTTAAGGGTTTTTACCTTGGTGGATTCTTCGGGAATCAAATAGTGTGCATATATATCTTGTGTGCTCATCGACACTAGCGGAATCATTTGGTTCTCTACTTTTACGGTATCGATATTATCGTCACCATATGAAAACTGAACAATCTTGTTTTTATTTGTGCGGATCGTCATGTCATATTCTACTTTTAAATCTTCCAAACCTTTAATCAACCTTCTTTGGATATAACCTGTAGTAGAAGTTTTTACAGCAGTATCAATAAGACCTACACGACCACCCATGGCGTGGAAGAATAGTTCTTGTGGTGTCAATCCATTAATATAAGAGCTTTCGACAAAACCACGTGCACCAGGAGAGTCATCATATTTTGTATAATGGGGAAGTGTTCTGTGTTCGAAACCATATGGGATGCGTTTACCGTCCACGTTTTGTTGCCCAAGACAGGAAATCATAAAGGAAATATTCAAGTCTGAACCTTTGGAACCCGCATTCACCATCGTAACGAAGCGATTGTTTTTACTAAGGCTTTTCAAACCAATTTTGCCTGATTCTGACGTTGCTTGATTGAGAATGCTATTCACTTGGGTTTCAAATTCCTCTACATTTGTCTTACCTGTGTTGTTTTCGAAAATGCCAATTTGTGTTTGGTCAATCAAATTTTTGACATCTTGTTTTTTCTGTGTGATGACCTTGATAATGTCTTCATTTGTTTTTTGGTCTGAAATCAAATCACTAATTCCTACGCTGAATGCGGATGACTTCATGTATTCTGTGACAATATTTTGTAAATCATCAATAAATTTGGCGGAAGCCATGTTGCCGAAATCATTACATACTCTTTGTAGTAAACCTTTGGTTCCAGCACCTAGCACACTTTTATCCATTTGGCCGCGTACATAGGTGCCGTTTTTGATTTCTAAAATAGCATTCGACGTTTTGGAATCGTCTTTGTCTTCCTTGAATGCTTTTGTTTTGTATTTCATCGAAAGCGGTGGCATAATTTGTGTCAATATATCGAAATTTGTAATGCCGCCATCTTTTTCCGCATCTAGTAGCAATTGTTTTTCATTTACAGTATTCAACATCATCAGTATATTCATCGCATCACGTGGGCTAAAACGAAGCCCTTCTTTCACAACATGGTCGCCTTTTTTATACTCCTTTTCTCGTGTGAATAGATACGATCCAAGCATAGAATCTTGGTAAATACCGATAATCGAACTGTTATTTGCTGGGCTTACTATTTGATATGGTACTGCCGCTAAATTTTTTAACTCTGCCTCAGATTCTGGATCCTGAGGCATATGCAAATTCATTTCATCGCCGTCAAACGATAAATCGTCAAAGTTTCCAATGACGTCGGAATACACCTTGTGCCTCATCAGGTTGGTTAGACCATCATTTGAGACCCGTGCTCATCTACTCTCTGAACCTTCCCCATACTCTTACCATAACGAGGTTAGGGGCTTGGCTGCTGATTATCCAATCCTGTACATTTTTACCGTTGGGTTCGGCTATTAACCGAGTTCCTCACAAATGTTTCCAGGTGTGAGTGGTAGTAAAGGCTCTAAGGAACTTCCAGCAGTTTGGGCACGTTGCCGTTTAATACACTCTTCTTTTAATAATTTTAAAAATTCAAATGCTCTTTTTTTGGTATTATCTATGCTATCAATTAAAGATACGAATTCTATAACTTTTTTATTTAATCTTACATACCAACCAATTTGTTTATTATTTTTGGTTCTAGGTGTAATATAATTATAGAATTCGTCTTCATTTTTATCAAAATTATAATCATTAAATTTTTTTAGATGATTTATTAGATGGGTATTTATATTTCCTGTTGATATTTTTTCCCTCATTTCTTCAGAAGGCAACAACGAATTACAACTCGTATTTATATTATATCCATTTGGGACTAATGAGTTATGTTTTTTTATTTCATAAGTTTCCATTTCATTTGCTTCTTCAATTTTGCAATTATAAAGATGTTCAACAATAAAATTGTTAGTACCATATGTTCTTATTGCATTATTTAGAGCATTACAGTGATATTTTTGTATACGAGTTGATTCTTTTATATGTTCTTTAAATCTTCCTTCTGTTCCTCTAGGACAATATTTATTTCCATCTTTTCTATGAGAAATTGCTTGTCCTATATAAATTTTATTATTTAAAATGTTTGTTATTTTATAAATTTCTACCCATCTTAATTTTTCATCTTCTATTGTTTTATTTTTTAAATAAATATTAAATTCCATTTAATATAAGAGCATAAGATATTTTTATATTTTTATATTTTATATTATTTTATAAAGAGTGTAAACGACTAGGGAGTTTCACGCTTTTCACGCTCCCTGTTGCCAACCTTGACGGCTTTGTCACATTATATCGTGACAAAAATTCGATCGGCGTTGTATGGCTTGGTGTCAGCCACATTCATTCTAAAAGTATCACCTCGCTTCATAATTCTAGCGATATGACACATCATACTCATTCTGTGCAAAGTTGGTTGACGATTAAACAGAATCGCATCGCCGTCCATCATATGACGATGTACGGTGTCACCTTCTTCCAACACAATTGAATTCCTATCCAAATAATAGCGTAATGTAATGGTCTCGCCATTCTGCTTCTCAAGCATCTTAGCACCAGGCCACACATCAGGACCATTTTGCACCAATTTGGTAAGGAATGCTTTATTAATTTTATTCACAATAACGGGTTTTGTAATGTTCTTAGCAATTTTCATGGGAATACCCAATTCACGAATGGAAATATTCGGGTCCGCAGTAATAACTGAACGAGCACTAAAATCCACACGTTTTGCCATCAAATTGCCTCTCATACGTCCACCCTTTCCATTCAATCTGTCCTTTATGGATTTAAGGGGTCTACCAGAACGCTGTGCAACTGACGCAACACCAGGCATCTTGTTGTCCACTTGCGTCGCTACATAATACTGCAACACAGTAGTCCAATCGTCAATAATATTTGCAGGTGCATTATTCTGAATTTTCTCTTGTAAGGTTTTATTGGATTTTATAATATTCACCAAGATATGACTCAAATCATCTTCCGACCTTTGCTGTGCATCATGTTTCACAGAGGGACGAACTGCAGGAGGTGGTACCATCATGACTTGACAAATCATCCAATCTGGCCTCGAAAATACAGGACTGAAACCCATAAAGGTGACATCCTCATCCGATATTCTTTTGAATATTTTTAGCACCATCTCAGGCGTTACTTTAATCACAATTGGCTCAGAATCAGCTCCACCCTCATTTTTCCATTCGGCAAATATAGTAGCAAGACCTTCCTTACGAAACTTTGGCTGCAAACATCCGCAACCATCTTCCGTATCTTCACCACATCGCTTGATTGCACTTGCAAGGGAAAACACGTATTTCCACCTCGCATCACCTTGCAACTTTAATGCCTGCTTGTACTTTTCCTTGCTGATCTTAAGTTTGCTACACTTGAAACAAACACATCTCATACATTTCAAAATGGTAGTCAAATATTGAATGTAAAACACCGGTCGAGCCAATTCAATATGACCTGCATAACCGGGGGTTTGCATATAATCTAATCCATCTGTAGGGCAAATAAGACCTGGTTCTGAAACACCCATACGTGGGTCAAATAGACCCCCAATAACTGGTTTATTGTTTATATATGTGTCTCTACTCGTAATTTCAGCTACAGAACCCTTTCGTATTTCATCCGGAGACAGAATACTAAATTGGATCCCAATCACTTTTGAGCAATTAATTGGTGTATTTTTGGAGCTTGTAAACTTGGACATCTCTTATAATATAATACTATAGATTTATATTGTTTTAATATATTCAATTTTATTTTAAAAAATATTAAATATAATTTTATAAAATATATTTAATATTTTTTTGTTATTTTACTTGTATTGTAAAACTTATATTGCAAATATGTTGTTTTTACAAAAAAAATGTATATTTAGATACATATAAATGTATTATTTTTCTGTAGGTGCTATATTTAAAAATGAATCACACAGTATAAAAGAATGGATTGAACATTATTTACACCATGGTGCAGAGCATTTTTACCTAATAAATGATAATAGTGACGACAATTCTGTAGAGGTTATTCAAGAATATATCGATAAAAATATAGTCACGCTATTTAATGTAAACGAACCTTATTATTTGGGTAGACAACGTAATTTATATAACAGACACATTTTACCTCTAATTAAAGAAACCAAATGGTTATTAATGGCTGATATAGATGAATATGTTTGGTCACCACTAGATATACATTTACCAAATGTATTAAAACCTGCCGAATATTTAGGGCAAATACAAATAAAGCAAAAATTATTTGGTTCAAATGGTCATATTAGTCAGCCATCGCAAATAGTCAAAGAATTTACTAAAAGACGTTCGTTAATAGATGATAATCGTAAATATATAATAAACTCTTCGCATGATTTTTCATCATTAAATGTTCATCATGCAGATTTTACTACTAAGGATTATATAAATGATATTACAAAATGTATGTTGGTAAACCCAGAATATTTTATAAACAATCATTACTGTTGTCAATCACAAGAATTTTGGAATAATGTGAAATGCTCTAGAGGTGATTCAGATAATTATTTACAGAGAAAACCATCAGATTTTAATAATTACGACATAAATGAAGAGGAAGATTTAGGGTTATATGAACAAAATTTACAGCTATTTGCATAATTATTTTTTTCGATTTATAAAAACGCTATAGTATAAAAAGTTGAAAATAATAGCAGCATTTAAAAAGATAGACATGTTAAAAACCAATTGGTTTGTGATTCTCGCCCCAACAATTTCGGCAAAATTGTTTTTAGTTGTTGATTTATAAATAGCCGTCAATAAAAGTATAATAGACACACCAAAAATCGCTGCTGTTTCCACAAATAAACTGTTGTGTTTTGCATAAATAAAATTCATTATAAAAATATTCACACTCGATAAAAAAGAAAGATCTAAAATGCTGCTATTTATTTCAGCATTTCTTGCGATTTCATTAGTAATAGTGGAATAATATTCACTTCTATTAATAAAAAACAACAAATATATATTGGATAAAATCAAAAACACAACAGATTTTATCTTTACATATTCATATGACTTTATTCTAAAAATTACAACCGATAAAATAAATAATAACATACTAGTTAACAACAATTCTGGTTTATAAATCAAATCAATATATCTGTATCTTTTAATAAAATTAATATTTTCTACATTATATCCAATCATAATAATTCCAGACTTTCCATCGTTCGTTTTCCATTTTGTATAAAATGTTTTACGAATAACATTTTCATTTGTATCAGGGTCAACCCATCGATAAGTCAAATAAAAAACTTCATTTATTCGAGATGTTTTAATCATTACTGTTGGATGGACAGTTTCTAATGTATTCGCACCATCTATTTGATTTGCGGCTTTTAATTTTACTATTTCAGAATAGAGCGAAATGTCTAGGTTTCCTTTTAGTTCTTCTGATTTTGCTGCTACTATGCTAATAATTTCATCACTATTTGGCACCGTTTCCAAACAAGCAAGTGTATAATCATAATCACCTATTCTAACTGCATTATGCTTCCTCAAATATGTGCACCATTCATCATATGACATTTTATTGTTATTTATCAAATCAGCATATGATTGGATTTTTTGCCGAATAGTTTTATCTATTTCTTTTTCATTTTTAATATTAAATTTTATTTTTTCTTTTAATAATTTTATTTTTGGATTATTATCATAAGAAGGAAAATAATGTATATATAATACTTCAAAAATAATAATGATTACATATAATAATAACAACTGCAGCATATATATATTATAATATTATAATAAATAAAATTGATTTTAATTTAAAATTATTTATTCAAGATATATAATAAACATGCCTCGTGATAGTCAAACTAAAATGTCAAAAAAGGAACAAGTGAAATCTTCTAAGAAACAGGATGAACTAAATAGAAAAAAAAAGCAGATTGTTCATTCTGATAGTGATAATGATAATAACGGAAGTGATACCGAGTCAGATGAGATGGATGTCCATGAATATCGCAAGCTTGTACAACAAATATTCCCATCAAAAAATTTAGATCAAAAGATTAAGGCTGGTGAAAAACTTAAAAAGGTAATTGAACAAGAAGAAACCAAAATGCAAAAGGCAAATAAAAATAGTAAAAAGAAACAGGTCGAAGACTCTGACGAAGAAGAAATATGGGAAACAGCTTCCGAAGAATCAGAACATAAGTCAAAGAAAAGTCAAAAAAAAACTAAAAAATCTAAACGCCATCAATCCGATGATGAGGAAGAGGAAGAAGAATTAGACGTAAAAGGTTCCAAGAAGTTAAATATCATTTTTACAATTGGTGGAGCTAATGATGAAGATGAATGGGATTCTGAAGATGAGTACGATTCCGATTATGAAGATTATGAGGATTCTGACGATGCAACCGAAGATGAAGATGAGTCAGTTTCAACAGATGAATCTTCAGAAGATGATGGAGTCTATGAGGAAGATTTAGAAGAGGATTTGGAAGAGGATGAAGTAGAATTTAAGAAAACCAAAAAAGCAAAGAAAAGTAAAATTATAGATAATGAAGAAACTGAAGAATCAGATAAAACCGAAGAAAAACCAACTAGCGAAATTTTGGAAAAACTAAGAGAAATGTTGAAGCAAAACCCAAAAGACAAGTCTATCCAAAAATGCATCGACGCATATGAAGCAGATATGCATAAAATAGAAGCAAAAAAGGAAAAAAAACAAAAGAAGCAAAAAGATAAAAATCTTAGAATATTTCGCAAAATTGTCAGGGACAAAAATACTATGAATGACTTTGCCTTTTATGAAAAATTAGAAATTGAACACCAAAAGAAAATTATCAAGGAGCTTCGTGAAATTAACAAAATCACACGGATCGAAAAACCGTATCGTATGACATTATTGGAATCTGATATGCCGGTTCAATTCAAGGCCGCTGCCATGAAAAAGATTAATTCACTTCGATACATGGAACCTGGCAGCGGTGAATTCTACAAAATTAAGAATTGGGTTGACACCTTTATGCGTATTCCATTTGGAAAAACAGACGGACTCCCCATTTCCATAGAAGATGGTGTGGACAAGTGTCACGAATTTATGGAAAACGCACAAAAAACCCTAGATGAAGCTGTGTATGGATTAAATGATGCCAAAATGCAAATCATGCAAATGATGGGCCAACTTCTTACCAATCCAAAGGCAATCGGTACAGCTATTGCCATTCACGGACCACCTGGAACAGGCAAAACAAGTCTGGTAAAGGAAGGTATTAGCAAAATTTTGAATCGACCATTTGCCTTTATTGCACTTGGTGGTGCTACGGATAGCAGCTTCCTTGAGGGTCACAGCTATACGTACGAGGGCAGTACTTGGGGTAAAATTGTACAAATCCTCATCGATAGCAAATGCATGAATCCTGTTATTTATTTCGACGAGTTGGACAAAATTAGTGATACGCCAAGAGGCGAAGAAATTGCGGGCATTTTGACCCATCTTACAGACACAACCCAAAATTCCCAATTTCACGATAAATATTTCGCAGAGATTAATTTCGATTTAAGCAAATGCTTGTTCATATTTAGTTATAATGACGAATCAAAAGTGAATCCAATTTTGAAAGACAGAATGTACAGAATTAAGACAAAGGGTTACAGTTCTAAAGAAAAGACTGTTATATCAAACAGCTATTTGATGCCAAAAATTCGTGAACAAGTTAGGTTTAATGACACAGATATTATTATTCCCGACACCACAATTAGCCACATTATTGAGACCCACTGCAACAAGGAAGATGGTGTTCGTAATATGAAGCGTTGCTTAGAAATTATTCATACCAAACTCAATTTGTATCGTTTAATGAAGCCAGGTTCTAATTTATTCGAAGGTGAAATGGCGTTGAAGGTTGAATTCCCATTTACGGTTACAAAAGATGTCGTTGACAAATTAATCAAACGCGATACCGATGTCTTTTCGTCAGCACTTTATACGATGTATGTCTAATTAAAAATAGTTTAAAAATAAATTTATAATAATATATAAAAAATAATGGATAAATTTAATTATTTTTTATTCTTGAAAAAAAAATACACAAATATTTTACATAATCTACGAGAAATTCATGAAACTTATCTTGAAATAATTCTTGCAGAAATAACACATGGTAAATATTTAGAATATGAAATAAATGCAAAAAATAAATGCAAAAAACAAATTGATGATATAGAATATTATATCGAGAGAATAGAAAAGGAAATGCAGAATTGTTGCAATCATAATTTTGTTGATGATGAAATAGATATTACACCTGATAGAAGCCAAAAAATAAAATATTGTTCTATATGTGAATACACTTGTAAAAACTAAATGAAAATATTAAATAAAATTGAATAATAATATTATATAAAAATATTATTATATACAAAATAATGGATATCGTAGAGCACAAACAAAAAATGAAGATAGTTTTTCATGATATAATACATGTTAAGTGTGATTATTGTAAAAAATATATAAAACGAATGTATGCCATACATGAAGAAGTATGTTTTTATGATTTTATTTATTGCGGAGATACTTGTTATTGTTTGCACAAACAAGATTTTACCAGACGTTGCAGAGAAATGTTTGGTTTTGGTTAATATATATTATATTCTAGAGTAACTTAAAGAATTGAAATATTAGTGTTTTTTTGTTGGGAAAGTTTTTTCGGAAAGTCATTTTTGGACATTTATTTTTGTCCATTTTTGGAAAAGGCAAAATACTTTATGCGAAATATGAGTTTTGTGACCATAATTGAAAATTAGCGTCTCATGAGAAAATATTTATTTTTTATTTTGTGATGATAAAATTTTATTTAATAAAATTAAAAACAATTTAAGAGTTTTTTTATTAGTCTATATTAGACTAATGGAGACTAATGATTTTACGCATTTTTACGCCTCAAAATACTGTTGCAAAAACTGCCACTTTGTTACAAGTAAAAAAAATGATTTCAATAGACATATTTTAACACTTAAACATAAAAGACTAATGGAGACTAATGATTTTACGCATTTTTACGCCAAAAAAGAAACCTATTTGTGTGAATGTGGTAAACAATATAAACACTTACCGTCTCTTTATAAGCATAAAAAAATATGTACTTGCAACATTATTTTTACTGATAATAAAATAAGTGTGACAAATAAAAGTAATATGGATTTTTTAACAAATTTAATAGAAACTCAAATGAAAGAAAATAAGGACCTAAAAGATATTTTGCAAGAACAAAATAAACTAATGATAAAAATGGCAGAAAATATGAATTCAACAACAAATATAAATTCACATAACAAAACATTTAATTTAAATGTGTTTTTAAATGAATATTGTAAAGATGCAATGAATATAATGGATTTTGTAGATTCGCTCAAACTTCAATTATCTGATCTCGAAAATGTTGGTAAATTAGGATTTGTAGAAGGTATTTCTAATATAATTGTAAAAAAATTAAAAGAAATGGATATTAATAAACGTCCAGTTCACTGTAGCGATTCAAAGAGAGAAGTAATGTATATAAAAGATGAAAATAAATGGGAAAAAGAAAATGAAGAAAATGTTAAATTAAGAAAAGCAATTAAATATATAGCTCATAAAAATTCAAAACTTATACCTGAATTTAAAAAAAAATATCCTGACTGCAATAAAAGCACATCAAAGTATTCAGATCAATTAAATAAATTAGTAATAGAAGCTATGGGTGGTTTAGGAAAAGAAGATTATGATAATGAAAATAAAATAATAAAAAAAATAGCTAAACAAGTTACTATTGATAAAAGTGCAGTATAAATTTGCAAAATATTATTTGATATTTAAACATATTAAACAATATCAAATAATACTATAAAATGCCAAAAAATACTATAGATTATTCAAACACAATCATATATAAAATATTTTGTAAAGATAACAATATTAATGACATATATGTAGGACATACTACAAATTTCCCTAATAGAAAATGTCAACATAAAACTAGCATTAATAATTCCAATAATAAAAATAAGATATACGAAACGATAAGAAAAAATGGTGGGTGGGATAATTGGGATATGGTTGAAATAGCACAATATAATTGCAAAGACCATACAGAAGCTCGAATTAAAGAACAAGAACATTATGAAATTTTAAAAGCAAATTTAAATAGTTTTCCACCTTTTATCACTAAAAGTGATAATAAATATTGTTGTGATAATTGTAAATACATATGCAATAAAAAATCATCGTGGAACCAACATTTACAGACAACTAAACATAATAAAGCTTTAAATCAAGAAAAAATAGAAAATAAAAAATATATTTGCGAAAAATGTAATATAAAATTAACTCATCAATCTAGTTGGTCTAGACATAAAAAAATTTGTTTACAAAAAACAAAATTAAATGAAACAATAGATAAAGAAAAATTATTAGTATCATTAATTGAACAAAATACAACGTTATTGAAACAAAATAATGAATTATTAGAAGTAATTAAAAATGAAAAATTATTACAAAGTCAAATAACAGGTATTAATCCGTAATTTAGAATTTACCAAATAGTATTATGATTATGCCACCACATGCCGTCTCCTTTTTTCACATTATACACACCTCTAAACGTCAAAGAACGCGATAAAGGAACATTACACCTGTATTTATCAAGCGGGTGTGGATTTGTTTTCAATTGTGCAGAGAGAGCTTTCTTTTTAACTAATTGTCTTTGTTGAAAAGCAAAATAGGCAAAAAATGCCTTATAAGACAATTGACGTATTATTACTAAAGCACGATTTTTATCATGAAAGTCTCTTAAATATTCATTACATATATGCAGTCCAGAAATATCAGCAAGATTTTCACCAACACCGATAGAAGCATCAAATATAAGTCCATCCCTTAGAGCAAACTCTTCATACTGTTTCACTACATCTTCTTGTATTGCTTTGAATTTTCTCTTGTCTTCCTTAGTCCACCATTCCTTTAAATTACCATCATAACCATATTTGCTCCCCATATCATCTAGAGAATGAGCCATTTCATGAGCAATTGTAAACCCAATATGAGCTAAATTATATTCTATACCTCTCTCATTTAAATCCACAAATGGACTTTGGATATAACCTAAATTGATATATATTGAATTTTTAGCTGGTGTATAAGATGCGTTAACAATATAAGCCTGTGAACCAACCATTTTTACAGGGTATTGATTCCAATCCATCATGGGTATATCAATTATAGGTTTGCCTTCTAATTCAATAAATTTATCATTACGCCACTTCATTATTTTAACCAGATTATCGTATAATACATCTGTATAATTTAAATCAGGGTCTTCTCTCAACTCTTCTGGTTTACCAAAAATAAATTTAAAATGTTCCAACTTTTTCAAAGCGTATTTTTTGGTTGAAGGTGTCAACCATGTGTTATCCTTTAAAATTTGTGAAAATTTAATTTTAAGATCACCGCATAATATTTTTACATATTCAACCGCTTGTGGGTCTTCATACTTGGCAACATATTGATTTGTTAAAAACGTGTTAAATGGAATAGACATGTAAAGAGTAGAGCTTACAGCGTCACTAATGTTTATCGCTTCTTGTCCTCTTTCAAATTCGCCATGAAACTTGAAAGTAATATGTTCCCAACCTTTTGTAATACGTATCAATCTTCTTAGCAATAACCAGACCCAATATGTTTTCCACTTTGGTGTATTCCAATTTTGTAAAAATAATTCAGAACCACATTTTAAATAATTTAAACTCGAAGTAATAAAAAAACTGGGTACATGTTTAAACCCCAACTGTTTTGAAAATTCATCCCAATCAAAACTATATTTTTTAAGTGATTCATTTGCGTATACTTTGTTATATGATTCTTCTTGTTTTTTGGTAACACTTATGCAGCCCAACGCATTAAATATTTCTACTTCTACATCAAATATATCATCTGTATTATAATCATTTGCACCTAATGCGGTTTCAAAAACTTTCTTACAATATTGTTTGTATTTACGTATATATTGTTTCTTATATTCTACTTCAGTTCCATCATCAATATAAACATTTAAATCTAACAACGTAAATTGGTGTGGTGTTACATAAGATCTATTAAAATGCGAGTTTTTCTCATCGGGATTCATAGACCATACAAAAGGAGCTCCAGATGAAATCATTTCATCCCTATTAAAAAAGGCTAATAATTTCCAAGGATTGTTTTCAGCCGTTAACGCGTCTACTTCTATTACTGAATCTTTTGCTAATTTCTTTGAATTTTCTTTTGAATTTAAATGAATAATCGATTTATAAAAACTATTTAAATTTTTAGCTAACTTATTATCATGTGTTTTAATATAGTCTAAAATAATATCATGTAACTGTTTATATACTTTATCTTGTGTTAGTCTAAAATTATCTACTTGAACAATATATTTCTGTTGATGTTCTAAATTTATTTTTTGTAGCCACTGATAATTAATATAATCATAAAAGTTATCATTTGGTTGAATACTATTTGGTGCGAATTTTGCCAATAATTGTTTTATAAACATTTTTTTTGTTAGACGAAGATTTTTTTTGACGATAAGCTTATCGATATCTTTTTGAAATGGTTCTAAACCAATCGGGCATTTCTTCTTTGTTTTATTATGTTTAATAATTTGTTTTTTATGAGTTTTCATATATTATAAATGCATAAAAATTATTTATAATATTCAATTAATATTCAGAATAAGGTGAGTTGTTTCCACCGCGTGTAATTAAATAATTGTATTGTTCGCCAGTCATCGCAGCACACCCGCTTGAGTTACTGTATGTATTGGGGCAATATTCAGGTGCAAATTTGGTATTTGCAAACAACAACATTTCGCCCTCTGGCAACGGAACAGGTTGTTTTGGACGCGCCAAGAAAGCCTTGACACCTGGGCTTAATTCTTTACCATTTACTGTCATATTTGGAGCATTCCATGAAGAAGTATTGATAGGTTTGTTTTTATATAAACTATAAGGAGAAGATAACCCGTAATTTGTATTTGCCCCTGCAAAACCTTCTAAGCTTTTGAATCCTGATTTTCCATCTTTTTTACTTCCTGTACCTGTTACTTTAGAAGTACCTGTAGCATCACTTGGTGATGCAGGTGCAGGTGCAGGTTTACCTGCCTTATCTGATGGCGGTGTCACTTGAGTTCTTAATTCAACGCTTTCGGGTTTAGGCAAAGGTACTGATGCAGGTGATGGAAGAGTAGAAGCAGAAGCATCAGAAGCCCCCATCGTAGTAGCACCTTCATGTAAGTGAAAACTGCAGCATCCGCAAAATGTATGTCCTACTATAATCAAATAAATAACGCCTATTAAAATTAATATTTCTAGATTAAACTTATATCCAAGAATTGAAATATCCATATTATACATATTTCATAGATAATAATTTTCCTCTATATCTTTCTAAAAATAGGTCAATAGAAGCGTTATAGTCATAAAATTTAATATTTCCAACTGTAAAACTTTTTTTGTCTGTCAATAAATGATATAATTTATCAGACTTTATAATTTTTTTAAATTTGTTGTTGTCATCTAAACTTAGTGTTGATATAACATTTATTTTAGAATCACATATATTTAAATTCGGGCCACCTACAATAGGTGTATTTTTGCCTAAATTATATATAAATTGTTCCGTAGTATTACCGTTTATTTCAACAATACCATAAACCTTCTCTCCGTTTTCTAAAATATCTTCTATTTCAACATCAGATATTTTTTTAACGCTACCATCTATTAGAGAAATACATGTCTCTTTATCAAACCCACCATCTAAATAAGTGTGTATATCTTTTAAATCGCGAGTTTTGTGCATTTTATTATTTTTTACTTCCATTATATCATTATCATAAATTTCATCCCAATCAGTAAATATGTGTCCGCTAATTTCAATTGTTTTGCTTGTTGTATTTAAACACCACAAATATGGTTTATTATAGGTAGCCAATTTTATAGCTTCAGGGTGTTTGCAAATAGGAATCCATTTTTCTTTAAATTGAACTATATGCGAATCCGATACTATAATATTGTTTAAATTATACATTTTGGAACCATCCACATCTACTTTTATTATAGCAGTTATCATGCTATTATTATATAATATGTCACCACAAATGATTTGGCTTATAGGTTTTTGTGAACCATCTTGCAATACTATTTGGGTGTCTTCATCAAAACATTTCATTTTTGGCATAGTAGGGACACCAGGGATTGAAAATTTCGTATTGATATGAAGAACATCTACCATAAATGCAAGCATAATTGCTAATGGTATTGAAATAGCTATAAATGTAGCTGTTCCTGCTGCTGCCGCACCCCATGTAAATGGGAATATCCACAAAATCATGATTGTAGCAGCAAGAGCAACTAAAATGGTTATTATAAATTGTGCTATAGAACCAAGTAATGATTTGAGAGCGTAATATGAGCCTAACACCGTAAACAAACCGGCCGTCATCGTACCTTGGATTTTACCAATAACATCTTTAAAACTTATGATAATTTGTTGCAGGGGTATTATTACATTTAGTATTCTACCCATAACTTCTTCAGCAAACGCTTTGAAAAAAAGTCTCACTTTGTCAAACATCGCACGAATATTATTTAAAGCATTTTTTACATCGCCCAACATACCATTTGTATTTTGAATAATAAAAGCTAATGGTTCAACCATGTAACCTGTTATATTAGATAATATACTTTGAGTACATTCCGTAAAATTTTGATATGTATAATCAACAGCGGATATGCCCTCGGGGTGTGTTATGAAACCAGCAAATGGTATTATATTTACTTTACATCTCTGATTGGGCCAATCATCAATAATGGGTTGTGCATGTATTTTGACATAACAATAAGAAATAAAAATAAATAACATAATTGTTATGATTATAAATAATAAAACTGATGCACCATATTGATCAAAATACGTCAAATTTTCATATATATTTTTAATATTTTTTAATCCAGTATCACCGTCCATATAATAATGCTTTAAAAAAAGTATTATTATACACTTTAAAAAATATTATACATTTTTAACAAAATGATCTTCCCAATCCCAAAAAACCTCATTTCCAATTGTAATTTTATGGTCGTTTGTAATAAGACAGCAAAAGTAGTCTGTTTCTAGCCCCGATAAAACTGCTTTGTCATAATTTTCAACCTTGATAAATTTATTCAGTTTTTGATCAAATACTAAATGTGATCCGGTTACAAAGATATCATTTCCTTTTATTCCTTCTCCAACAATTTTATGTAAAGGTACAGGTTCCAATTTATTATCTATTTTCATTACAGACTGAACAATCGAACCGTTTTCTAAAATATCCCCTAAATCAATTTCTTTCATGCATTTAATATCGCCGTTTTGTAATTTAATTAATGTTTCAGGGTAAAAGCATTTTCCTAGTGCTCTTACCATTTGCCCAGGCGGTCCTTTCCATGTGCTGTTCATCGTTTTTATACTTCCATCCATCGTATACATAAGTGTTACCATGATGCCAATTGTTTTGCCTATCAAATCTTTAATACCCATGGTAATTCTTTGAAATTCTATAACTAAATTTAAAAACACCCCGAATATGGATTGAACAATAGAACTAATAAAATTTCGTATTTTGTCAAACATCGCTCTAACAAAATTGATTTCTTCCAAGAAACTACCAAGTAAATTATTAATGGAGCTAGTCAAAAAGGATAAAGGTTCTAGCAAGTAACCCATAAAATCAGTTTGCATAGTTTGAATGCAATAAACAAAATTGCTTTGAATATCATCTGCTAAAGGCATATAGAGTGGATTGCACCTATATAAAGGCCATTTAGATTTAATTTCTGCTACTTGACTATAATAAAAAACTCCAGCAACATAAATTACAAATGCTATATTTACATATAAAAAATGAATCCAATTTTTTCCAGAAGGCATAACTTATATTATTATTATAAAATTATTAAAATATTTTACTTTTATTTACTTTTATTTTAGTTAAAATAAATAAATTTAATTAAATACAATACAATATAATACATGAGTTTTAATTATAGTTTTATAAGCAACGTAAATCCAAAACTAATCTATAATCCAAATAGACAAGAAAATTATTTTAATAAAGATATGAATTTTTATATTTGCAGTGCAGGTGGATGCGGTTCGACTGTTATACACAATTATTTATCTAATTTCGGTAAAGTATATCATATTCATGATCGTTATCCGCCCAACAAATTAACATATATAGGAAATGAAAATACAGATGAAGGTGTTTATAGAGAATGGTTTAATAGTACCGAAATACCAGAAGATAAATTAAATAATTACAAGGTTATTTTTATTTATAGAAATCCTTTGCAGGTGATATATAGTCGTTTTGCTCAAAGGCATGGGCCAAATATAAATCATTTAAAAAATATTAAATGTGATAATAGTGGGAATATTCATATTTTTGATGTATTAAAATCAGGAAAAGATTTATATAAAATGGAAGAATTTTTTGATAACTATGTTACAACTAACGATGAGAGAAATTATAATTTATATTGCATTAAATATGAGATGTTTTTTAATAATATTTCATTATTTAATAAAATATTAGAAATACCAGATGTAAGCTATTTTTATCCTGAAAAGAGAGAAAACCCAAAGCAGCTACAATTTCAAAAACAGTTAAACGTAATTTATGGTTCACTAATAAAAAAAATGAACTCGATGAGATTTATAGAAATTATACCAAGAAAACAAGATATAGTAGAAGAAAAACAAGAACTAGAAACCTAATTTTTTCTAGACTTTCTTCTATTAGTTCTAGATTTTTTAACCCTTTTAGTCTTTCTTCTTTTTCTACTTCCACCTTTAGCTAGAGCTAACTTATCAAAAACTCTGTTTGCGGCACCTTGTGTACCTATTTGGGCGTTTTGTTGAATTTGAGCATTAGGATTGGTTGTATTACCACCTTGAGGAGTATATAGCAATTGCATTTGAGGGACTGGGATTACTCCCCCACCCCTTTTTTTCCCTCTTTTTCTCCCTCCTATTTTGCCCAAATTAGTAAGTTTTGTATTAGCATTTATACTTGCCTGAATTGCAGAATCTCTAGGATTTCCTGCCAACATCGCTTTTTGTGTGGGATAAGTCATACCTGGAACTGGAGTAGTTGTCATTTTATATTATCTGTATATTTTAATTAGTTAAAATTTAAAAAATTAAAATATAAGCAACCTATAAGGTAAATGGACGAAAAACAGAGGTTACAACTTCAAAATATGATTAAAACAAATGATGTAACGGATCAAACAGAATTGATACGCAATTTAAAACACAGTCAATTATTACGTACTGAAATAAATAACCTCTTAATGATAAGGTCTAAATATAAAGGTGACGACGAAAAGATATATATGGAATCCGCAGAGGAATGCAATTTTTTATTTACTTATTATACGGATATTTTCAATAAAGTAAGAAAGGATGAAATTGATATTGGCATACTAAATAAATTTTTAGATGTGTTAAGGCGTATAGAAGACGGAGAATTAGATCAACACGAAGGCTCTTTTTTGGTGGGTACTCTTTTAAAAGAATTATACGTAGATAGTGCTCTAAAAAAAGCTGAAAAATTAGATGAAAAATATGAAAAAGATAGGGTAGAACCCAAACATGCGGAAAAAAAAATAACTTGGAAGCAGTTTAAAAAAATGAATAAATAATATTTGAAGAAATTACATAAATATAACTATATATATTTATGTAATCATGTCAAAAAAATATTCAACTACTACAACTCTTGTAATAGTGGAATCACCCGCAAAGTGTAAAAAAATAGAAGAGTATTTAGGGCCTGGTTATAAATGTGTTGCATCATATGGGCATTTACGCACAATATCCACACTTAAAAATATTGATATTGAAAATAATTTTACTCCAACTTATACAATTATTGATAATGCAATTAAAAAAAAACAAATTGCGTTTTTAAAAAAAGAAATCAAAAATGCTGACGAAATTATACTTGCAAGTGATATGGATCGTGAGGGTGAAATGATTAGTCTTACAATAATAGAATTATTTAAATTGCCACTAAATACAAAGCGTATTACATTTAATGAAATCACCGAGTCCGCTATTCAGCAAGCAATCAAAAATCCCAGAACAATTGATATGGACCTAGTTCATGCACAACAGGCACGTCAAGTGCTGGATATTTTAGTTGGTTTTAAAATTTCACCTATATTATGGAAATGCATAGCAAGAAACAAAGATTCTGCCCTTAGTGCTGGTCGTTGTCAAACCCCTGCTCTAAAAATTATATACGATAATTACAAAGAAATAAAAGAAGCAACAGGGAGAAAAGTGTATAATACAACTGGTTATTTTACAAATGCAACTATCGCTTTTGATTTAAATAAACAAATTGAAACAGAAGATGAAATGGTTGGTTTTCTTGAAGTTTGTGCGGACTTGAATAAAGGTGACAAACTTATTTATACTTGCTCTTCCCCAGTAAAAATATATAAAAAACCTCCAGAGCCATTTACTACGTCAAGAATTCAACAAGTTGCTAGTAATGAATTGCATTATTCACCAAAAGAAACGATGCGTTTGTGTCAAATTCTGTATGAAGCAGGTTATATAACATATATGAGAACAGATTCAAAAACATATAGTGTCGACTTTGTGGAGTCTGTTAAAACATATATTGCTCGAACTTATGCTGAAGGAGAAAAATATATTAGTGAAAATATTGATATGATTAATAGCATTAAACAAGAGACAGCAACAAAGAAAACAAAAAAAACAGATATCCTTTGTCAAGAAGCTCATGAAGCTATTCGACCTACAAATATTTCTCTCTTACAACTTCCTGAAACTATGGATAGCAAAGAGAAAAGAATGTATAAATTGATTTGGGAGAATACTATAGAGAGCTGTATGACATCAGCATCATTCTATTCTATTACAGCAAGTATTTCAACTGTAGAAAATATACATTTTAAGTATACTAGTGAATTAATTGACTTTCCAGGTTGGAAAATAGTATCTAAAAAGTATTCAACCGAAAATAAAGAATATCATTATCTTCAACAAATAAAACAAAATACTTCAATTCACTATAAAAAAATTTGTTCAATTGTAACCATAAAAGGAACAAAACAGCATTATACGGAAGCTAGACTAGTGCAACTATTGGAAGAACGAGGAATAGGACGACCTTCGACTTTTTCTTCTCTCGTTGATAAAATTCAAGAACGTGGTTATGTAAAAAAAGAAGACATTAAAGGAAAAGAATTTGCTTGTAAAGATTTTGAGTTAGAGAATGATGAAATATTTGAGATTGAAACAAAGAGAGAATTTGGAAATGAAAAATCAAAATTAGTTATACAGCCTTTGGGTATAATAGTAAGTGAATTTTTAGACAAGCATTTTCACGATTTGTTTAATTACGATTATACACAACAAATGGAAGAAGCACTTGATAAAATAGCAAAAGGTCAGCAAATATGGCATGAACTGTGTAATACGTGTAATATCCAAATTGATAATCTAATTGACGGATTAGACCCATCTACCAAAATAGAATTTAAAGTTGATGACATTAATACCTATATGATAGGTAAATATGGGCCCGTTTTAAAATGTGTAAGTGAAACCAACGATGGTGACGGTAAAACAGAAATTAAATTTATGCCTGTAAAAAAAGACATAGATCTTGCACTTTTAGAAAAAGGTGAGTATAAAGTGGAAGACATTATGGATACCAATAAAAAGGCAAATAGTCAATACATCTTAGGACAATATAATGGCTTAGACGTGGTAATAAAAAAGGGGAAATTTGGTGTATATGTATCATGGGGTTCAAATTCAAAAACCCTCAAAGAATTAGGTAACCGACCAATTGAAAACATTACTTTTGATGAAGTGGAAAAATATTTGGAAGAAGGTACAAACATTATACGTAATATTAGCAAAGATGCATCCATAAGAAAGGGGCCAAAAGGCGATTATCTATTTTATAAAAATGCTAAAATGAAAAAACCGCAATTTTACAATATTACTAATTTTACAAATGAGATGAAAGAAGATTATAAAATATGTGACATTCATATTTTAAAGTCATGGATAAATGAGAAATACTCAATATAATTATTTATTATTTATTATTTATAAAAGGTTTTTTAAAAGAATTTGTATACGTTCTAGCTTGTGTAGGTTGAAGAACTACAAATTCTAATAGCAGCGAATAATCGCACACACCAAAATCTACGAGTTGACCGTTATGATATCGTATTTTTAGTTTTAATTTGCGTATTCTCTCTGCAGGTGGGTTATATTCTTTGTATGGGAAAGATACTCTATCAAACCACATCGGTGTAGCTTGTGAACTAGGTATTACAATTTTGGCAAAAGATGAGTTGACAATACCATTTGTTTGATTTGTTTGCACCGTAAATGTACTCAAATTATAAGGCGAAGTCTCATCAATACAATTTTGTCCATCTAATTCTATGTAAAAATAAGAGGGACCCGTTAAATTTATTTTATATGGAGCTTCTATCCAATTTACTTCTGAACCACTTAATTCGGGGTTTGGTAACAACCAAATACCTTGGTCACCAGGATAAACATCACCATAATAAAATCTAGGTGTTACAATACCAGCGTTTGTTTCAAATCCTTCTTTTGATTCTACAGAAGTTCCAGATACAGATTCAATATTGTTTCGAGTTAGTCCTAAATTTACAGGTAGCCCCCAATTACTGAAATTTGGCAATTGATTTCTTGTGCCACAATTTATATCATTTATATTTCTTGCTATTTGTGTTTCATTTGTTAATATAAACCCGTCGCATATATTTCCAAACCATATTTTTTGACTGACTTTATTATACACAATTTTAAAGTTTGTATAATATCCATCTGTTACAAATTTAAGTAAATATTCAGGATACAAAACAGGGTCGTAATAAGGTGTAGTCGTATCTTCTAAAAATTGTATAATTTTTTGCGAAACTGCGAAATTAAATTTATTATTCAATTCGGTAACCATTTGATCCGGATTATAACACCCAGATTCAATTACAATAGTATAATTATAATCAGCATTTATAAATAGAGCAGTATATATTGCAAAGTAATAATTATAATTTTCGTATTCTATATCTTCAATCCGATATGGATTGCTAATTTGAAATGTCATCGTAATATTTGAGTTATTGTGGGAAAACACATCATAATTTTCAGGGAAGGCCCAGTTTGCGAGTGAAATAGTTGATACATTCAATAAATCTTCTGGTAACTCAATTTCAAAAAGGCTAGCATTTGGATATTTTATAATATCTCTATCCTCTGAATGAATAGACACATATTTTTTATAAAATAAATATTCTTGCGAAGATGGTATTAATGGATGTGTTTGGTTTGTATTATACACTTTAGAAGAGTATGGCTGATTAGGTGAAAAATATTTGTTAAAGTCTTGTTCCATTTTATATTTATACAAGGTTTTTTATTTTTAATTTATACTTTAATTTTGATTTTATAGTATAAATTTATCATATTATATATATGAAAGATTGGTATTCTAGTATTTATAAAGCATTTCTAATGGCAAGTATAATAGCATTTATTATTAGTTTTTTTTCACAAGGTGAAGTCTCAATAGGTGCATCTATTGCAGGTTATTCTGTCCTAATTTTAGGTATATTAATGATATTAATAATTTTGTTCCAAAATATATTAAAATATTATGGTAATCAAGGTTTATTACAATTTATATTTACAATACTGGCAACAGCAGGACCATTTTTATTAATATTGGGTGTAATTGGTTTTATTTTATATTTAATTATTTTCTATAAAAATTTAATTGTAGATAACCATGTTTCTCTAGGTTATTATACATTCAGTAATATAGCAAAAATTCTTTTGCTTATTCAATTATATATTGTATATAATAATATATCGTCGAATCAGTTTGAAAATAATGGAAAATTATCATTATTGACATCTAGTTTAATTTATTTACTAGGTGTATTAACAGCAATATGTTCGTTAATCCTGTTTACTATTTTAAAATACTATACTACAGATGGGTTTACTCATTTAGGTTTATAATTTTAAATTAACAAATGGAGGATAATTAATACAAATCTCGTCATATTCTTGAGCATTTTTCATGTCTAAACTGCTAGGAATTACATCTGTATTCAATTCTAGAAAACTAGTAAAATATTTTTTGTGCAAATAGGTACATTCAAATACATCAGGAATTAATACACCATTATGAACTCTTACACCACAGTAATTATTTGCATGAAAATGAATTAAGCGATGATTTTTATTTATTTTATCAAAAACATCTATTTCTTTATCAGAAAATGGATAGTGAAATTCCATTACTATTTGTTCAAATTTATTCATTTGTTTATCACTCAAACTTTTAATCCAAGGAATTTCTCCACCTTCTATGTCCATTTTTACAAAAATATTGTCATTTTCATTTATAATATCATTTATATTTGTGTTTTGTTCATTATTTTCACAACCAATATTTTTTTTTATAAATGTAATTTTGTTATTTTCTTTTGGCAAATTATCTATTGTTCCATCAAAAGCAAACGTTTTTACATGATCATATTTATTTATAAATTCTTCTTCAAAAGAAATATCATCTGATATTCCACCCGCAAGAAATGTTGTATAATTAACATTAGGTACATCTGCAATAACATAACCTCCATCATAATCTTTCCCTAAACGTAATTTAGGAAATGGACTTTTAAAAACCGTTAAAACATTTGGATTCATAATATTGTAATAATTATATACAATATTATTAATAAAACAACGCATAATGAAAACAAATTATATAACTAATTTTTACATGTAGTGCTTATGAATTTATATGTTAAGCCATAATTTTTGGTAGTTTCCCATATTCCAGAAATTTTCAAAATAAAGCTTTCATTTGTTTTATTACCAAAATCATTAAATATCTTGATGTTTCCATTACTTAATTGTTCATGTATTTTAAATTGTGGAATTTTATTTTGTATAGTGTATTTTTTTAAAATATTTTCTTCTATTTTTTTTAAACTTTCAATTGTATCCGCATGTACATTTACATTAAAAGAACATTTATATTTATTATAATATTTTTCACAAATAATATCATTAAACACAAGCAATAAATATATACCATTCAATACCATATTATGTGTAGAGTATAATATTCTTATAAAACTACCTTCGTTTATAATATTATTTTTAATAGGCTCACAAAAAAATAAATTATTGTCATCAAATTGGTCTATATTTTTTACAATATTCATTTAAATAATATATACAATCTATTAATGCTTTCTTTTTAAGTTGTGTATAAAAAATCGTTAATATAATAAATAACTGTGTTTATTATTTAAATAAAGAATATAAAATAAATATAACATGAAATTTTTTGAAACCCATTTTGAAGAATATATAAATGAAAATAATCGAGCGAACTTGCATACAAAATTGGATAAAATCTATCAAAAATTCCCCAAAGTATTACATAATTTAAAAAACTTGTTGTTTTTTGGTCCTACCGGAACAGGTAAGTATACACAAATGTTAAAGGCAATAAAACTTTATAGTCCTACAGATTTAAAGTATGAAAAGAAGATAAGCATTACATATAATAAACAACAGTATTTTTTAAAAATAAGTGATATACACTATGAAGTAGATATGTCTCTCTTGGGTTGCAATTCAAAATTACTTTGGCATGAAATTTATTTACAAATTATAGATATTATATCTGCAAAAGCAGACAAAACAGGAATAATCGTTTGTAAATATTTCCACAATATACATAGTGAATTGCTAGAAAATTTTTATAGTTATATGCAACAAAATGAAAATTGTTCAATTGATTTAAAATTTATCATTATTACAGAAGAGATGAGTTTTATACCAGATAATATACTAAATTGTTGCAAAATAATTAATATAAGTAGGCCTACTAAAAGTGCATATGCAAAATGCATTCAAAATAAAATCCCAAACAATTTATTGCTTGAAAATATAACAAATATTAAAATTTTGAACATTTATAATGAAGACTTAATGCTGAGTCATAAAATAATCTGCAATAAAATAATAAACAATTTAATAAACATAAATGAATTAAATTTTTTAAAATTTAGAGATATTTTGTACGATATATTTATATATGACTTAAATATTACAAATTGTGTATGGTATATTCTCTCTGTATTAGTAAAACAAAACAAAATTCAACAAAGAGATTTTTCACAAATTATGATTAAAACATATTGTTTTTTTCAATATTATAATAATAATTATAGACCTATCTATCATTTAGAAAATTATTTGTTTTTTATAAGTAGGTTAATACATGATTTTTAATTAAGGCCTCCAAGGCCATCTGCTTGTAGAATTATTCCAAAAATTTCTATTATAAAAATTGTATCCTCTTAAATATTTACTCATAGGTGCTGGAATAGTATTATTTGCTTGTGCTACAAGGTAAAAACTTCTGTAGCCTTTAGGAATGCCTCTGCTGTAAGTAATAGCACTTGTGTGAATAGCCATTTATATAATATACTTTTAAAAAAAGTATAACAAAAAATATTACTATATACTTTTAAAAAAAGTATACTTAAAGTTTATAATTGATAGCAAATATGAATTATAAAGAAGCATTTGAAATATTAGAAATAGATTTAAATTATGTAAAATACACAGAAATTACAACAGAATATTTGAATAAACAATATCGAAAAATGGCATTAAAAAATCATCCTGATAAAAATAATAATACTCCTGAATCAAATGAAAAATTTAAAAAAATAAACGAAGCATATAATTACTTGAAGAGAGAATTATGGCAATTTGATATAGATAAAGAATCTGAAATACCTTCTTCTCTCTATTATGATATTTTAAAAGGTTTTGTACAAACATTCTTTATAGGTAAATACGATGATTTACTTTCTAAAATAGTAAATGATATCGTAAATACAGGTAAAAAAATATCAATCAAGTTATTAGATGATTTAGACAAAGAAACCGCATTTCGGTTGTATTCTTTTCTCTCTACAAATAGGTCTATATTTCATTTGAGTCAAGAGATTTTAGATAATATTAGAGAGAACGTAATAAAAAAATATGATAATGTGGACGTATATAAGCTAAATCCTAGTATTCATGATTTATTAAACAATAATGTCTACAAATTGTATGTAAATAATCAACTTTTTTTAGTTCCTTTATGGCATAATGAATGTTATTTTGATTCTTCTGGTTCCGAAATAATTGTTATTTGTGACCCAGAATTTCCATCAAATATTACAACGGATGATGATAATAATATTTTAGTAGATTATGAAATAGATATTATAAAAGAATTGCCTGAAATATTATACTCTAATAGACCAATCGTAATACATGTGGGAGATAAAAAGTTTGATATTAATCTTTCTAATTTGCATATCAAGAGAGAACAATTTTATAGAATAAAAAATCAAGGTATATCTAAAATTAAAAAAGATATATATGATGTGACTGAAAAAAGTGATATTATTGTAAAAATCTTATTGAAATAAGTATTCTAAAATATGAATATAAATATAAATAAAAAAATTTATATTTATTAAAATTTATATTTATTAAAATTTGTATATTTGATTTAAAATTTATGCCTCTGCAACCTTCTTCTTGGTAGAAATGACCCGCTTCTTCTTGGGCTCTTCTGTAGCAGCAGCAACTGCAACCTCTTCTTGAGCAACTGCTACTGGTTCTGGCTCTGAAACTACAGCTACTGGTGCAGGAGCTACTTGAGTTAGAGGTGCTGCTGTAGGTGGAGGAGGCAATTCATATTCATCATCTGAATCTTCCACAATAGTACTTGCCACCGCACCACCATCTGGGTCAATATCATCTTCAGGGGGAGGCAGAGTCTTCAGCTTTTCCATATCAGCCGCCTTTGGCTTCAAAAAGCAAACCCCCTCTGTAATAGCTGATGACTTTGGTTTTTGAACAATTGCTTGCTTCAAATTCCAAGTAATAGAAACCTTGCCGTTGACAAACCACAAACCTCCACACTGTAACAAACAAATAACATGAGTCTTAGGCTTCAAGAAATCAAGCGGAGTCACATGTGGTGCTGACTTTCCCTTGATAAACAAGGGCTCACCATTCTCGTCATAAATTTCTGATTGCCAAACGCCCTTCCAACAAGGAATCTTAACTGTCAGAGTTGGAGGCTTGTTATAATCCAACTCCGCACTCATCTTGTCAAGCTTAGGATGTCTAAGCATAATATTAAATTTCTCATCCATTACATCTGCACTCTTGATTTCCTTGCCAAACCATTCCTTGGAATAAACAATAGCATCTGCCTTGATCTTTGATTCAAGTGCACGCATCGATTTCAAGAATCCATCCGTCTCCTCATTACGATAATCACCATTCGGGAATTGAAGGGAAAGAGTAAACTTACCGGTAGGGTTCTTCAGTTGATCCATCCCCTCTTGTGCACCCCATGTTAGCATTAATGGAGTAGACAAGGTAAATGATTCTCTGAAATTCTTATTATATAGATTCACTACCTTTCCTCCCGAGGGGTTAGCCTTGGGAGCAGAATAGGAAAATAGAGTAGTATCGATATTAGTTCCGTCAACAATTGCACTTGCCATCTTATATGAGTATGATTTATATTACGGATTTATCTTTAAATCAATTTTTTTTATAATATAAAAATAAATTTAAATACAGTACGAGTTTCGCATGTAAACAGTCATATTTTTATTTTATTTATTTTTATCAAAGCAAAATAAAAATTATAATAATTTGCGTAATATTAATATAAAACATTTAATAATAAATAATAAATGGACATACCAATAATAATTATATGTTTTAATAATTATAAATATGTAGAAAATACTATTAAACAAATTAATAAAGTTAACAAACAATATGCTAAAAATATTATAATTTTAAATAATTGTTCAACATGTAGAGAAACTATTAATTATTTAAAAAATATAAATTACAGAGTAATACAAAATTTTGAAAATAAAACCCCTAGAATTAGTCCTATATATAATAAACATATATATGATATTTTACCTGATGAATTTATAATAACAGACCCTGATTTAGAATTTAATGAAAAATTACCTGTTAATTTTATTGAAGAATTGTCGCATTTATCGAATATGTTTAAGACAAGTAAAATAGGTTTTGCATTAAATATAGATGATCCAGATTTAATAGAAGGTGTATATATAGATAATTGTAGTATTTATAATTGGGAGCTTCAATTTTATCGACAAGAATATTATTATAATAATAATTATAAATTATTTTGTGCAGAAATGGATACAACTTTTTGCTTAATTAATAAAAAATATATAGATAGTTCTTTACAAATAAGATGTTGTGGCGATTTTATCGCAAAACATATTCCTTGGTATAAAAAAAATGAAATATATAATGTATATGAAAGTTATTGTAGTTATATAAATTCACCAACAATCGATAGCCATTCTAATAATAAAATATCAACAACTGGAAATTTATATATCAATTATATTCATAATAATTATATTAAAGCAATAAAAAATAATGAAATTTTTTTTATAGAAAATAAAGAAAATAATAATATAGATTTTTGGAAAAATAACTATAGTAAATGGCGAAACTTTTTATTCATTATATTAGACAAATTCTTAGATAATAATAAATATTTTATTAATATTGGTGATTGGAATAGTGCAACTTCTATGTATGGAAGTAGAAAATCTAAACATATAATTTGTCTAGAACCAGATGTAAATACATTTAATAATATAATTAGTAATTTAGAAATAAATTGTAATAAAAATTATACAGTAATAAATAAATCAATATGCAATATTTGTACAGATCAAAATATATTAGATTCATCTAAAAATATTACATTAGAACAAATCTTTAAAAAACATTTTTTATTACCAAATGAAATATCATTAATTAAAGTAGATATATTTGGTAATGAAGAAAATATATTAAATTATTTATACAATATAAATAAAAAACATAAAATCCCAATTTATATTACATTTAACTATAATTCATGGAAAGATAAAAATGTAGATAGATTTGATTTTTTAACAAAAGAAGAAAAAGATAATATCATTTCAAATGGTTCTATATTATTTTACGAGTAAAAATATACCAAAAAAGATGAAATAAAATTCATAAATAAATTTATGAATTTTACGAATAAATATTATATAAAAACAGTTCAAAAAGAAAAATATTAATATATTATATGAGCATTTCTTTAGCTAAAAAAAGTAATGATTTTAATATCGATGAATACATGAATTTTATTACAAGTAGATGCATAAAAACCATGAATATAGTAAAAAATCCTGCAAAAATAAATGATGATAAAGTAGTAATCCCAACAATTGAAACATATAGGGGAATAACACGATTTAATTATAATGTTGCACAATTAAAACAATTTGCCAAACATTTTAAACAAAAAATAAGTGGTAATAAAAATGAATTATTGATAAGAATTTACTCTTATTTGCATTTTTCATCTTATATAATGAAAATCCAAAAGATTTTTAGAGGATTATTGGCAAGAAAATATAAATTGCTACATGGGCCTGCATGTATAACCCGAAAAATGTGCACAAATAGCACAGATTTCATTACGATGGAACCTGTAGAAGAAATTAATTTTCATCAGTTTCTCAGCTATAAAGATACAGATGGTTTTATTTATGGTTTTGATATTATTTCTCTCCATAATTTATATTTAAAAAGTGGTAATGAAATAAAAAATCCTTATAATAGAACTCTATTACCAGATACTGTTTTTAAAAGTATAAAATCAATATTAAGACTAAGTCGAATATTAAAAATTCATGTTAATTTGCATTTTGAAGATGATTCTAAAAGTATTTCAAATGAAAAAGCAGTTGAATTGAGAGCTTTATCTTTATTTCAAACAATTGATTCTTATGGTCATATCACATCAGCTTCTTGGTTTCTCTCTTTAAACAGACTTCAACTAATAAAATTTGTAAGAGAATTAAGTGATATTTGGAGTTATAGAGCCCAATTATCTTTGGAAACCAAACGCAACATTTGTCCGCCAAACGGCGACCCCTTTAGGAATTTAAGCATGCCATATATTCATACAGAAGGAAATATGGCAAATGTAAAAAAAGTTGTATTAGAGGTTCTAGAAAAAATGGTCAATAATGGAATAGATACAGATAGTAAAAACTTGGGCACAATTTATGTTTTAGGGGCATTAACTCTAGTCAATTCAGAAGCCGCCGCATCTCTGCCATGGTTTTTTGAATCGGTGAGTTATTATTAGAATAATTTAAATAATTTAATTTTGTTTAGGCAAAATTGTAAACTTATTACTGTATTACCGTAACAATATATATTATTTGCGTTAAATCACTTAAAAACAATTTATTTAGATATAGTATAATAAGATGCCTAAGAAAACGTCTACTAAGTCTGAGACCGAAACGGTCACCACCTCTGTTGCTGCCCCTGCCCAAACTGTTGAGAAGAAGGTCAAGAAGACCAAGGCTGTTGAGCCTGTTGTTACTACTACGCCCGTTGATACTACCACCACTACTACTACCACCGAGCCCGAAGTTGTTGATGCTGAGCAACAAGTTGCCGAGCAATCTGTTGAGTTCCTTGCTAAGCTCCAACAGCTCGGTGTTCTTATTTCTGCTTTGAAGGTGGAGTACAGAACTCTTGAGAAGAAGTGGAGTCGTGAGCTCAAGGTTGCCCAGAAGCAATCTTCCAAGCGTAAGCGTAAGGCTGGTAACCGTGCTCCTTCTGGATTTGTCAAGCCCACTCGTATTTCGGATGAGCTTGCCAAGTTTTTGGAGAAGCCCGCTGGTTCTGAGATGGCCCGCACCGAGGTCACTCGTGATATCAACGCCTACATTCGCAAGAACCAATTGCAAGACAAGGAGAATGGTCGTAAGATCAACCCCGATGCCAAGCTAGCTGCTCTCTTGAAGCTCAAGAAGTCTGATGAGCTTACTTATTTCAATCTCCAAAAGTATATGTCTCCTCATTTTGCCAAGGCTGTCAAGGAGGCTGTTTCTGCTTAAATCAATCCTACATTTTTAAACTTATAAAATTAACATTAAAAAATTTATAGATATTTTTTATCATATTATCAAATAAAAATATATGATAAAAAAGTTTTCAGATGGGTCTAATTATTAATTTATAATGATTCTTTTAGAATATTTATGTGTTCCTGACATCTTGATTCGTCATAATAAACATATTCTCCAACAAATCTGAATTCATTATCATAATTAATTGGAAAATCTTTAGCATTATCTTCCATTTTATGAAATGATGCATGTATTGTTGAACTGTTTTTTACTAAAGGATAAATATAATCTGTTAAAAACTTTTGGTCATAATCTCTATTACTATATTGGATAACGTTATTCATTATATTTTTCCAACTATAAATTTCTGGTATTTTTTTTGTGCCAAACATCCCACCTAATATATGAGTACCATGATATGGATGGTCCCTCATTATATGAAATAATTTATTACTATTTAACCATTCTTCTACTGCATATCTTTCTCTTAATATAATTCGAGTATCCGTATCTCTTGACATCATAATTTCAACATTTGGATCATCAATTGCTTCAAATCTCCACATCATAGGTTTTATTGTATTTAAATCACCATTTTTCAAGATAATTTTTGTGTTATCAAAACTATTTAATTTCTCAATTGTTTCTTTTGGGACGGTTTCTTCATGTATATAAAACCAACATTCAAAATCATTATAAAACATTTTTGCAAGTTCTGCATTTTTTATTGCTCCAATATTATAAGTTGGGTTATCAGACCATAAACTAAATGATATAACTTTTTTCATATATATATATATAACATGTATATATTATAATTTTAAATTCTAACTTAAAATACTTTTTTAGAAACCGTCTCAAAATCTTCTACACTATCATCATCAGGTTCATAATCATCTAGAGCTTTGTATAATTCTTTTTTAGAAATATGTGGCTGATATTTTAAAACAGTAAAAGAAGTAATTCTCAAATCATCATTATGAAATTGATATTTAGTATTTAAAATATAACGCACCGCAAAAGAAGCATCAATTGTTTGGGTTTTCAAAATATCGATTAATTTCACAGCATAAATATTGGCCTTCAAAGTATCTCTATCGTATTTATTATTAGACAAATCAAGCATTTATTATGTAAACACATAATTTTAAATAAAAATAAAATAATTGTATATTATTTTTATTATTTCATAGGAAAGATAAAACCATCTGTTTTCAAAATTTCACGGATCATAGATTTTTCAATTGGACCATTATTTATACTAATTTTTTCCAAATCTTTTACACTAATATTACTATTATTTAAATCAAACAAATCATAAATATTTTTAAATAAATCTATATTTTGTGTAAATTCTGTGTTCTCTTGCAACCAATCATAAAAGGTTTCACATCTATTTTCCTTTTTATATTTATTAAAATACTTTAAAATAGTGTATATATTAGTTTTTTTGCTATCATCGTTTACATTATAATCGGTTCCAGACAATACACAAATTTCTCTCAAGTTAGTTTGTGAAATATCCAATTCTTCTAATATTCCTTTTAAATCATACAAAACTGCAGTATGATTTAACAAACTCAAATAGCGTATAACACGTGTACAACCATACACAAACAAATCCATATCTTCACTCAAGCAAGCCCATACTTTATTCTTAATAGTAAGAAGTGCACACATTTCATCTGCTTCTCCTATAGCATCATAATAAGTTGCACCATACGCTTTTATTAACAATTTTACATTTTCAATATCATTCCTGCTAATAGTTACAAAATTCTTCTTCAGTATATCCATATTATGAATTAGTTCTTGTTTTTCTGTTTCATCAATTTTATTTGCATTCATTTGTAGTTGAGTTTTAAGACTATTATATTCTTCTTCTGCCTCTTTTTTGTCTTGTCTTCTTTTTTTTAATAATTCTTTTTTCTCTACAGGAGGTTTACCGTCGAAGACAAATATAGGTATTATATTGTAATAACGAAATATGGTAAGCATGAGATAAATATTTTCAATAAGAGTACCATCTGCAGCATATTTATACAAATAAATACTAATATCAATTGCAATCTTTTTTCCAGAAAAATCTGAGAGATGTGCAATTTTTATAGATTGTTTTGCATTTTCCTTTAAAAATTTGTTCAAATATCGTATTCCCATTTATAGTTTAGTGTTTATATATTCATAGTATTTATATTTATTAGTTTCAATTTTTTAATTGTAATTTTACTATTTCATTCATTATATTTATAAATTCTTCAGAATTAATTATTTTATTATAGGCTTTTTCATCTTCAAACCATCTTTCATTAGAATTTAACTCTTTATATAAATCGTCCTCTTGTGATTTGTTTACAGAATAATGTTCATGTTCAATAATAACATCATTTAAATAATGAATATTATTCATATATCTACCAATATACATCCATAAATTATCACTATAAAGATGCTGAATATCTGGATGTATCATATATCCTAGGTTCTTAATATATAAAGAATCCATTATTATTTCTGTTGCTAATTTTTCTCCTTGTATTAAGTCATTAGCATAAGCCATAGAATATGGTTTATTTTTACTTAAAACTTCATACATTTTTAAATTCCATCCTTGTGTATTTGGTCTGTGGTCATCTCCCCAAAATCCTATATATTCATATTCATTACAATATTTAATTGCGGCTTGATTTATAGGAAAAGTAACACCTCTTTTCCCATTACTTTTAACAACTTCATATTTGAAACCAGGCATTCTTGTGTACGTATGTTCATTATCTTCATCTAATACAATAATACAATCAGTAATAATTGTATTATCTATATGTTGAAACCATAAACTATGTAGTCTTTCAATTTTGTAGTTTCTATCGCGTGATGGAATTAAAATTGCTATATGTTTCATATAATTATATATATATATAAATATATTTATATATAATACGTATATTTTATCCTAATTCACAAATGCTCATACGTAAATTATTTAATAAATATTGATTTTTTCGATTTAATCCATCTTTTTTCTTGATTATTTTATTCAAAAACAAATGTGCATTATTAATAGATTCTAACATATTTTTTGTTTTATAATTATTTTGTATAAATTTGCAATATTCATGTTGATTAGATATACTCTTTTTAAATTGTAAGAGAGAAAGATTATTGGTTTTACACCATAACAAAAAAGAATTATAATTATTTAATAAAATAGTTTTAATAACATAGTATGATAACACATTTGTCTTTTCCTTATACAAATGATCCCTCAATAATTTGCTATGTTCTGTTTTCGAATATAAATCCGAATATTGTAAACCCATAAATTGTAGAGTTTTTACTAATTGGAAAAAACTATATGTTCTTTCATAATTAATAAAAAATTCAGAATTAGAGAGAAATTGGTGAATATCTGTTTTATCTTTTAAAGCAAAAAAACTGCAAAATAATGCATTCATAATTTCTGCCCAGAATTCGGTATAAGATTCAAATAAATTTACTTCAGATTTTACATCAAAAATACCTAAAATACAGCTGTGAAGGCTATCATTATTCATATCAGAAAAATCCAAACCAAAATTGTGAAATGTTTCATGAATAAAAACTTTAAACCATTCTTCTTTTCTAAAAACCACTATTTCAGAGTCTTTGGGGCAAGTTGTAGTGAAAGCGGTATTTACATTTATTTCATCTAAAACAACAATATTTGAACTAGGTAACTTTTTTTCTAAACTCGTAAAATAAAAATATAATGTAATAGAATTCGCGCACATTTTAGAAGCATATTGATTCAATATATAAAGCCACAATACGATTTGGTCAACATATTTATTATAAATATCTAGTTTCAACTCAATATGGTCTTCTTCTGCACAAAAAATAATTTTTATATCTCTATCAAAGAGAGAAAAAGTATACACAATTTCCGACATGGTTGCTTCATCTATATGTTTTCTTATTACATCAGGAAAGCTTTTTGAATTGAAATTTTGTGGTTTTGTAATCTGTGATGCAGTAGTAATTTCCCTTGTTTTTAAAGTAAAATATTTTTCTTTTTTTTGTTTAATAGAGAGAAGAAATTGATATGCGTTGAATATATCATGATATAGTTCTTTCAATATAGTATTTGTTTTATTAGTATTATGTAAAGGATGAATATATTTATTTTTATTTAAAAATAACATGAGTTGTTTGCTTTTTTTTGATAATTTCATTCTTATTATATTATGTTATTTATTTTTAATATGTATTTTTATTTTTTAGTTATTATTTTTACTTATAGCATATGTTTAAATATGTGGGAAAAATAATAATTAATTAACTTCTTGTGATTCTTTCATTCTTATTAAAGCATTTCGAACAGCATACTTGATATGTGGTACTTTAAATTTTGTTGATTCTAATTTTATAGTGTCCAAATAATTATTAGAACGTTTGGATGCAAGTATTTCATTTTGTTCTTCAATTGTAAAATTATCCCATGTAAAATGTGGATCAACAATTTCTTTATACATTTCTAAAATTTCGTTGTGTGTAATTAATCCTGGATTTGTAAAATTATAAGTTCCCACCTTTTTATCTAACGCACAATCAATCAAAACTGGTAATAAATCATCTAAAACGGTCATAGAATTTGGAATAGAGCAAATTTTTTTATAATTTGTAATCTTTGTTATAAAATTTCTCTCATTTACACTATCTGTAATAGGCATTCGTATTCTTAAGTTTAAGGCCGTTTCACTATACAATAATTGCATGATACGATCTGTATAGCCTTTTACTATCGAGTATGATGAACCAAAAAAGTTAGGTTCATCGATTTCTTTAAAACCATTTTTTTCATCACCATAAAGGTGTTCACCATCATAATCAAAAATACATCCTGTACCTAAGTATGTAAAATGTTTTCCATGTTTTTTGGATATCTCAGCAAGAACTAATGGAGAGAAAAGATTATCTCTAATATTTTCTCTTAATTTACCAGGTTTTTCTAGATAATCAATTGTGCCTATTTTTTCATTTTCGTATGTTCCATGCGTTCTACCTATAAAAGACATAATGTGAGTTAAATTTGTGTTTGCAAGTATTTCCTCTTCCACATCTTTTTTTGAATCCGCACGAGATACTGCATTGTATACTGTAATATTTTCTTTTTGAAGCAATTGGTATACTTGATTACCGATCCACCCGTTTGCACCAAATAAAAGTATTTCAGGTTTGACCATTATTTAAATACTATTTATTTATTTTTAAATTATTTTTTAAATTTTAATATATATGATTCATTTACTACAATCTAATCTAAATATGAAACTTTTTTTATATGAATTTAACAAAGATAACTATAAAAACTATGTAGAATTATTAGATATTAATGATTATACACATGAACCAACTGAAAGATATGTAAAAACAAATTGTCCTAGTTTAAATCAAACTATATTGAACACATATATGCCTACTATAAACAATATTAGTAATAATGATATTATTAATAATAGTAATAATAATAATAATACAAATATTATAATTATTGTTGTTACTACCATATCATCTTTTTTTATAGTTGTTATTATTTTTATAAAATATATAAAATATCAAAAAAATAAAACAAAAAAAGAGAGAAAACAAGAACTATTTGACGAAACTTTTGGCACTAGATATGACGAACTAATTGATTTCTAAATTCCACGTTTTATTTTATCACGTATCATCATCAAATCATCAAAAACAACTGAAGGTGACCCTCTACTATGGTGTGTCAATTTGGCATCATGAGTTGCCAACAATAAAGTCTTTAAATCTTCATTCTGTGTAAATTTAGCATTTTGAGCTGCATACATTTCTTTCTTATATCTTTTTCCACCTTCGCCGAAAAAGTCTGGATCAATCGATACTTCAATTGGTCTTAAAAGTTG